CCTTGAACAATTCGTCAAGGCCACCGTCAAAGTCCCAAGTGAAATCCGATAGGGGTTTCATAGCCCCACCCTCAACGGGAATGGTGCTGGTCGTCTGCCCAAGCGAAGGGTCGCCAACGGTGATTTGAATTTCAAGGGTTTCTTCCAAATCAACCTTGAAGGTGTAGCGGTTGAGGCGTTGTCCGTTGATGGTGTCGCATCGGCAAGCATCGTAAAGGTCGGAAACATTTACCTCAAAGGAACAGAACGAATGCTGTTCGGTTCCGTCGCCCAAAATGTAGACGCCGTTCTCGGCCTCAATTTTGTTTGCGAGAGAAAGAGAGCGAGCGTGGAAATCATCAATCGTTTCTTGGCTGTGCGTAAATGCTTTTGCGTCAAAAGAAGCGTCAAGCGTGGTCTGCTTCCCTGCCGACTTGAAGCGCAATTTGTTGGACTGATTTTCCCATGTGATGGTAAGGTTCTCACTGTGAAGCGAGAGGATGCCAAGCACACGGTCAATGTCGGGGATGGGAATGTTGCTCGTCCCTTCAACATCGGCAACGACTTCTGTAAGCCCGGTCAAATCACGGGTAAGACTCGTGATTCTCGCCTTGCTTCCGTCGCACGATAACACACAGGATTCAACCTGTGCCTGTTGCTTGCCGTTGACAGTCTGCTTGCGCTTGCTGATGGTCAACATGCGCTTAAGAGAGGTTTTGCTGATTGTTATTGTTGTCATAAAATTAACCTCCGATGTAGTGCGTGAATGTGTTTGCTGGTGCTTCGTATTGTTCCTGCAACTCCTTGACGGCCCCGAAAACCTTCCCGATATTGGGAATTTCGTCAATGACGGTTTCAAGGTCTGCGATTCGGGAAACAAGGTTCTTAATCAATTCTGCTTGACCGAGGAATTGTTCAAACATTTGCGTTTGCGACAAAGGTTCTCCGCAAGTGAAGCATTCGTTTGGGTCGCTTCGTCGTGGGTCGGGGTTTTCGCATTCACACACGGTATCACTTCCAAGTCAAGAAGGGGAGTCCGAGCCACTTCACATCGCCCTTGATAACAGAAAGGATGGTGTGCGTCTCACCGACATGCTCCATGTGCTTACCCTTGATTTCTTCAATTGTTCCTTTGATAACCCAATCATCGGGGTTCTTGAGGGCGGGGTCGGCCTTGACACCGGCGGCGGCATCGGCCTTCTTCATGTAGCGGGAAAGAAAAATCTGTTGAGAGAACAGGCGCATTGTGCCTTTGTCCCAATCGGGGCGTTCTCCAATCTTCATCAAGACCTTGCCGCCCGAACCGTTGTCCACATAATTGCTCACATCCTTCAAGTGGAAGGTGTTGATAACGCAGGGAACGGGGAGTCCGTGAAGTCGGGTGAGAACATCACGGTTCAATTGGTTGCGGGTGCGCCATTCTTTTTGGTTAAAAGAATCGCCTTCCTCTTTGATAACGCCACGGCGCAAGAGAACATCAGTCATAGCGTGTTCGCACCACTTGAGGAAGGTTGAACCGCCGTCCATGATGATACCGGCAACATCTTCTTCTTTGGCGACATCAGCGACGATGTTGACATAGAAGTTCATTTTGTCAATGAGGTTTGCGTAGTTGACCGACGCATCCTCGTTGTAAATAGAGTCGTCACGCTCGTCCAGCAGAGGGAGAACGATGATTTCCTTATCGTCGGGATATGCGGCCTCAAGCGTAGCCTGTGCGGAGTTGTCAATGTCAAACACATAGATTTTACCCTTGGCCCGTACTTGACGGATGAGAGAAACAGCGAGTCCGGTCTTGCCACAATTCTCCTTGGCAACAAGGGCCATGCGAACAGGCACAGAATGAGCCGTGTTGTTCTTGAACATGTTGCGATAATATTCTTTGTCGTAGCCACCCTTTGCAGGTGCGCTGTCTGTCTTCTGTTGTTGTTGTCCCCAAGCCATGATTTATCCTTCCTTTGTAGCCTTATAACCCCTTTGGTTCAGCGAGAATGATGGTGTCCGTAGTCAAAACGAGACGAGCGATAGATACCGCCGCCTTCAAGGAGTTGAGGACGACGAGAGCAGGGTCAAGCACCGTTGCCGTGTATCTGTCTTCCATTTCTCCCGTTTTGGTATTGAGGTAAAAATTCTCTCCCCACTTGAAGGAATTGGTCTTAGACGGCATGTTGTCATGAAGTGTATTCATCGGTGCTTTGAGAGCGTCCGAGAAGACGGTGTCATCCACCATTTCCTTTGCGATGGTGTATAGCGTCCAACCAGCACCGACAACGACGCCACCCTTGATAGCAAGGCGTGTAGCGTTGACGGCATCATCCACCCGCTCACGGGTTTCACGGATTTCAGCCTCGCTAAAACCGCCGATGTGGATTGTAGCCATGTGTTGTGCGAGTCGGGAATGTCGTGTCAACAACTTTTCCCGTGAAAATGGATGGTCGGCTTCGTCGGCTTGGGTCTTGAGTCCGTCAAGGTGATTCTTCAATTGCTCCGTCCTTTCACCAGCGACGATGGTTGTTGTCGCATGTCCAACGGTGATACGCTCGGCGGAACCGAAGTGTCCAGCACCCTCAACAGCGTTAGCGATTCCTGTTTTAACTTCACTCGCAAAGTGGATTCCACCACCCGTCAAAGCCTTCAAGTCGTCAAACCATTCATCGGCGTCGGTTCGTGGAATACGCAGGGCGCAAGCACGAACAACGCCCCCAACTACATTTGCGATTAAATTAGAAAGAGCCACGCCTTTGATGTCTTGACACACGATAACGAGAGGTCGGTTGTTCTCAATCGCAATCTCAAGAGCAGGTGTCAAATCCTCAAAGTCTTCAATGATTTCTTTTGTGATAATAAAAAGTGGGTTGTCCACTTCAAAGGTTCGTCGGTCATTGTTGCAGAACATTGGAGAAGCATAATACATGGGGACTTCGCATCCCGTGGTCTTTGACCAAGTGGTGTGGTCGTCCGAACCAACCTTGAGATTGACGAGTCCATCAGCACCAATGGAGGCAAACATATCAGTTATCAATTCACCAATCCATTCGTCGTTGTTGGCGGCGATGGTCGCAACTCGTTGAAGGTCAATCAATTCCTCATCGTCCATGTTGACTTCCCATTTCATGTGGGACAATTTGTTCTCAACATGATTCACGAAAAGAGGCATGTCCGATGGGTTGCGGTTGACACGAGAATAATTCTCAACCAAAGCCTCGGCAAGAATCGTAGCGGTGGTCGTCCCGTCGCCCGAAGCCTGTTGCGCTTCAAGAGCAACTTGGCGGATGAGGTCAAGGGATGCTTGAACAGCAGGGTCATTTGATTTTACGGCAGAAACAATTTTCACGCCATCGTTAAGAACGGTTGGTGGTCGGCCTTCTTGCTGAACGAGAACCGTCCGAGCGTTTGGGCCGAGCGTTCCACGAACACTGTCTGCAAGCAGACGAACTGCTGTGGACAACGCCACACGCGCTTCGCTTCCGTTCACGATGTTGTGCAACTTCCTTTCCCCCTAAACAATTCAAGCGTCCCAACCGTCGCCGTCGCCAGCGAAGTCGGTGTCTGCGAGAGGTGCGATGGCGTTCATGCACCACCAGCCGTTGACCATGAAGCGGTTCTCGCCTTCACGGGAAACCCAAGGTGAGCCGACAATGAGCAATTCGGAACCAACGCCGAAGTCAACTTCTCCTTCTTCCTTGGCAGAAACATACAACTCCACAGGAGCGGCGTCGGACATGATGTCCATGTCTCCGAGGGTGATGATGAAGCCACCGTTGTCTCGTGGGTCAATGTGAACCACTTCAACAACGGAGCCGAAGGTGGTGTCCCACTTGGCTTTGTCGTCAAGGGCGGCGTATGCGGTGTGGCAATCGGACAGAGATTGACACAGCGTTTCACCGAGCCAATCAGCGACCATGCCTTGCGGCGCACCGTCAACGAGAGCGAGAGGTGGGGCGGAGAAAATGGATGTCAAACCAGCGTCGGGAGTGAAGGCGGTGGCCTTCGTGCCGTAAGCCATGTCGTCTCGGTTGGCTGGCTTCATGCCGATGGTTCCCGTGGTGAAGGTCGGCCAAGACTCCTTAGCCAAAGCACCGTTGAAACGGAACGAATGAATCAAGGGTTCATCGTTTGAACCAGCCTTGCGACCGATGAACAAGCACGACCTGTCGGGTTCTTCAAGTGGGCGGTTTGCACCATACTTGAAGTTAGGATTGCCGTTGGCAAAGTGCATGTTGTCTTTGTCCCAAATCAAAGAAAACAGGGTGTTGGCGTCCAACTCCATGCTTCGTGGAGGAACCGAAGTGATTTCGGTTGAAGAAACATCCTCTTCAAACGGTTGACGGTTGAGAAGGGAGGGGTTGGCGTGGCGAGTCCAAGTGCCGTCGTGGTTGTTCTCGTAAAGAACAACTGCACCTTGAGAAACCAACGCAAGGCGTCCATCGGAGTCAAGACCGGCGAGGGTGTTCTTGGTCTTGTTGTAAGCCATTTTCGCCCAATCCTTTTCACGGGGGACATTCACAAACATTCCTTCGTAAAGAGTAGCCCCGCTTCGGGACAACTTCGCTTTCTCGGCGACGAGTTGACGGGCGGCGACTCGGAGCGCCAGCGTCTTGCGTTGTTCCTCGTTCTTGCCTGCGGTTTCCCAACTCGCTCCCTCTTGAGAGAGAACCAAGTCGGCCTTCGCCGCAAGTGTGTCTTTGTCAGTCTTGACCTGTGCGGCCACCTTGTTCAACATGTCTTCGTATGCTACCATTGTATCGCTTCCTTGTATTTTTCGGGTGTTTTTGTGGGGTTATAAGGCTTATGCTTGCCCTCCACCAACAAGCATACGGACGAAGTTATGGCGCACCACTTCTTCATCCACACCGTTCAGCAAGTCTCGCTCGGCGGTGATTGCCGCCTCAATGACCTGCATTTTGGATTCGGTTCCAGCGTTGCCTTTTACGGCAAAAGAAAAACATTCACGGACTTGGTGTCGCACTTCGCCCGTGAACAATTTGACGGCATCATCATACACCTTCTCAACGAAACAAAGGCGGAGGAATCGCTTGAAGTCAATGGAGGGTGCGGTGAGACTGTCAAGGAACATCTCGCCATCCCGTCGCTTCATGTTGGCAAACGCC